CGCAAAGCAGAACTCGAAGCGGCCCTGGCCGACATCAACAATCAACTTGCAGCACTCTAAGACACAAGCCGAGCCCGGCGGCTAAACCGGGCAGAAAGGAATACACCATGAAAAAAATCATCAACGGCAAAGTCTACGACACGAGCACGGCCACCCAGCGGGCCAGCTATAACAATGGCCTCTATGGGGACTTCGGATACCTCTCCGAAACCCTTTACCTTAAAAAAACGGGGGAATTTTTCCTCCACGGCGAGGGCGGCCCCATGACCCGGTATGCCAGAAGCGATGGGCAAAACTCATGGACGGGAGGAGAGCGCATTGAGCCATTGACTTACGCAGCCGCCATGGAGTGGGCTGAGGAGCATCTGACCGCCAGCGAGTATGAGAGCATCTTCGGCGAAGTCGAGGAGGATGACAGCAAGGTGCTGACTACTTTCAATCTGACCCGCGCCACGGTGGAGAAACTACGCAGGGAGTCGCAGGAGAGAGGGATGAGCCTGTCAGCGCTGGTCGAGGAGAAACTGAGCTGAACCGCACCACACCAACCCGCCCCAGATGGAGCGGGTTGTGTCGGGTGTGGGTGGCGGGATTGACGTGGGAGTATCGGTCTGGTGTTGTGCAACATTACTAAAAACGAACCACAATGATTGGTTAGTATTGCCTGTTGACGGGGGCGTACCCCCGCTGTATAATAGGGACATCCTAATACTGATTGGAGGTGAAACACGAATGAAATTGAAACCCAAGGCGCGGGCCGATAGGCCGAACCCAACTGCGTATACCCTGGCTATTGGCAGCGCTGAGGCCAGGAAGGCCGGGCTGATCGGGAACAATGGCGAACTGTACGAAGTCGAGAAAACGGTTAAGGCTGGCGTGCTGGTGGTTACACGCAAAGGCCGCGAGGAAGCGGCGGGGAACGAGAGGAGGACGACATGACGCGTATCTACAGGATGTGCCGCTGGTGGTTGACGTCCAGACCACAGCGTATCAACAGCATCTCGCCACAGGTGTGGCAGATCAGACATGGACGGGCGTATTACAACAGGAGGGTATCATGACGATGAGGATTAGTCGGGGATCAGGCTGGTGTCCCTACTGCCAGCTGGACGGGTGGCACTGGCGCGGATGCCCCGAGGCACCAGAAAACGAGGACGAGACAGGCGAACGAGACCCGATGGAGATGGATCCAGAAGAAAGGGGGATGACATGCCCAGGATAACTTATAAAAGCCAATTCGGGGATTATGGCATCAATCAGGAATGGGCAAATTTGCACGAGTACGAGCTGATACACCTTCTGGCAAACAAACTTGGCAAGTTTGAGGATGCGGAGGAACGCGATGAAAACAATGCTGCTGACCGACGTTGACCCGGCTGTGCTGCTGGGGCCGGTGCTCACAGGCCCCCATCAACGAAGAAAGGAGGGAAACCCATGCGCCATACACGGGATATCGAGTGGCATGAGATCCGGCATCAGATCTACACCCTGCGCCGCATGAACCTGCGCTTCTGGCAGCTGACAGACAGCGGACGCCGGATCATCGCCGAGGGCAGCCGCAGGGAGTGCCTGAACGCCATGGACAGCTTGCGCCTGGGGCAACGCCATGCCGCGCATCGTGAGTGATGACTGCTGGCGGCGCATGATGTGTGAGCTGACCGCCTACCGCTCCAGCGGCCTGACGCCTCAGGAGGTGCAGGCGCTGCAGAAGGAGCACCAGCAGCTGCTGGACCTCATGCTGGAGCCTGCCCCGCTGCCGCTGGACCTGTACGGGGATGACGACTACTCCGTCGCCGCCGGGATCCTGGTGGACGACTATGACCCAGCCGCTGACGCCGTAAGAAGGAGGGAGGAAGAACAGTGGCACAAATGAAAGAGCGCCGATGACGGCCATCATCAAGCGCCCAGGGAACAGGGACAAGCGCCCCATACACCACCAACAGTATACTACAAAGACAGGAGGAAATCATGTTAGAAAACCCCATTGTAAGCGGCACCTTTCCCTATGAGGAGCGTGAAGGCATGCTGCTGGAAGACCTGCTGGACGAGTACCCCGCTGAAGCGTTCCGGATTATTGACAACGATAGCAAGGCCAACTGGGCTGTGAAACAAATTTTGAAAGACCGTGCAGACACCAACCGGCTCATCGCTCTGGCAGACGAAGAAATCAATTACCTGCACGACCGGCGCAAGGCCCTGATGGAGCGCCAGGAATCACGGGAGGGCTACCTGAAAGCCCTGCTGATGGACTATTTCGAGCGCGTGGAACCCTCCACCACCACCAAGACGCAGACCACCTACAAGCTGCTGGCCGGGAAACTGGTCAAGAAGCGCCAACAGCCGGAGTACCAGCGGGATGACGCCGCCATGTTGGCCTGGGCCAAGGACAACGCCCCTGCCTATGTACAGGTGAAGGAAAGTGTAGCCTGGGGCGAACTAAAGAAGGCTACGGAGACCCAGGGCGACAAGGTGATCTACAAGGACACCGGGGAAGTGGTGCCCGGTGTGGTGGCTGTTGAACGGCCGGATGTGTTTGAGGTGGTGAAATGAATTACTTTGAAAAGCTAAACAACATCAATGTAAATGACAAGACCGAAACTCGCAACGGGCTGACCTACCTATCATGGGCATGGGCTTATGGTGAATTAAAAAAGAGATACCCGCTGTCCTTTTACACCGTTTACGAGAACGCGGAAGGCCTTTTCTATCACACCGATGGGAAGACCTGCTGGGTGAAGACTGGCGTCACCGTGGTGGACGGCGAATGGGAACTGGAGCACATCGAGTATCTGCCCGTGATGGATTACCGCAATAAATCCATCCCGCTTGACAGCGTGACATCCTTTGACGTCAACAAGGCCATTCAGCGAAGCCTGACAAAGGCGGTAGCGCGTCACGGGCTGGGCTTGTACATCTACGCTGGGGAAGACCTGCCCGAGGCGGAAAAGGCCGAGGAAGCGCCCGTAAAGCGCCAAATCAAGCCCGCTGTTACGGTGAAAAGAACTTCTTCTGAAACCATCATCCAGCGCAACAAGGAACTGAAAGAGCTGCTATCTCACTACAACAAGACCCTTGATGACTACAAGGCAATTGCGGGTGAGCGCACGGTGGCAAGCCTGACGGAGGATGAGTACACCAACCTGCTGGCCGAACTTCAAAAGGCATGGGCATGAAGGGGCGCATCAAGGATCTGGGATACGGGCTGGGGGGTGACCTAACCCTCACCCTCAGCCTGCCCCGGCACCACGCCGACAGCCTGAAAAAGCTGATGGATGCGGACATTGAAGCGGATATTAAGAAGTACCGGGAGAAGCGGTCAATGTCACAGAACGCATACGCGTGGGTGCTGATTACCCAGATTGCGCAATGCATGACGCCGCCGATGAACAAGGAGGAAGTTTACGCCGAGATGCTGAAAAGGTACGGGCAAGGTGGTATCATTAGCGTACAGAAGGACAAGGCAAGCGATGTCATGAGGGCGTTTGACTACTACGTACAGAAGGGCGAGGGCGAAGTAAACGGCAAGAAGTTTCTGCATTACATGGTGTACGTCGGGTCAAGCAAGTACAACACGAAGGAAATGGCAACGTTCATTAGCGGCATCGTGGAGGAAGCGAAGGACCTGGGCATTGAGACCCTGACACCGGACGAGATTGCGAGGTTGAGGAATGGCTGATTGTTTCTTTTGCTTGAGACCCGCAACGGATACTCACCACATCTTTCAAGGCGCGTACAAGAAAGCATCCGAACGGCATAACTTCATGGTTTATCTGTGCCGTGAATGCCACAACAAGGTTCACATGGACAAGGCACCGAGGATTCTGCTTCGGCAGATGTGCCAACAGGAATACGAAAAGGTGTTCTCAAGAGACGATTTCATCAAAGAATTTGGAAGGAGTTACTTATGAATGATTTTGACATGATGGCGGACAAGCACCCAATCCTGATTGACCTGATGGGCATCTGCGCGGGGATGACCCACGCAAGCCGAGAAGGGCGCCAGGTGGCGCTGGACTATATCAAAAACATCTTAAAAAGAGAACGCATCCCGATGGACAGCATCCTGCCCGAGTTCGCAAATGTCCTGTCAATCAATTACGAGACCTATGAAGGAGCGAAAGCATGAACAAGATTTTTATTATCGGAAATTTAGTAAGAGACCCGGAACTGCGCACCACGCAGTCCGGCATCCCGGTCTGCACTTTCACCGTGGCGGTCAACCGCCGCAAAGCCGGAGCGGAAGCCGGCCAGCCCGAAGCCGACTTCTTCCGGGTCACCACCTGGCGGCAGATGGCTGAGAACTGCAACCGCTACCTGGCCAAGGGGCGCAAGGTTGGCGTCACAGGCACGCTGAACCTTCAATCCTACGTGGGCAACGATGGCCAGCAACGCTTCAACATGGAAGTTCAGGCGGATGAGGTGGAGTTCCTGACGCCCCGGTCGGAGCAGGGCGGCTACACACCACAGCAGACGGTGGACGCACAGGCGGGCTTCGTGCCCGTGGATGACGAACCCCTACCGTTCTAATCGACTGCCCGCGCTATAAGCGCAGCCGCATAGCGTGTACCTCCTGCCATGGGTGCTGCCCTCCGAAAGGCAAAGGGCGGCTAACGGGCACTTTACGGAAAACCAACAAGAAAGGGGCGTTGACATTTTACATATATAGTGGTACAATGACATACGAAGGGAGGTGATGTAATGAAACCCAACATGGATTTAAGGTTCTACGCCAGAGGCAAGGGCGTTCCGCTGTGGCGTGTGGCAGAGGCATACGGCATACACGAAAACACGCTGCTGCAACGGCTCAGAAAACAACTCAGCGAAGAAGATAGTGCAGACTTCAAGGCAAAAGTAGACAAAATCGCTGCGGAGAGGTGAGGACATGGCAGATGCAAAGACAACCAAAAAATACTACTGGCTGAAACTAAAGCGCGACTTCTTCAAACGGCATGACATCCGAATCATCGAGGAAATGCCAAACGGCAAGGACTACATCCTGTTTTACCTCAAGCTGCTGCTGGAAAGCATTGACCACGAGGGGGCGCTTCGCTTCAACGAAACAATACCATACAGTGAGCAGATGCTGTCCGTCATCACCAACACCAACATCGACCTGGTGAGGTCGGCCATGAGGGTTTTCACCCAGTTAAAGATGGTCGAAATCCTTGACGATGAAACCATCTACATGACCGAAGTCCAGAAAATGACAGGCGCAGAAACGGCCTGGGCTCAGAAGAAACGTCTGTATCGTGGCAAGCAGGAAGAGGACAAAGCGAGGACATTGTCCTCACAATGTCCGCCTGATGTCCGACAAGAGATAGAGATAGAGAAAGAGAAAGAGTTAGAGTTAGATATTGTCGGCACTGCGGTGCCCAAACAACCAAAACGATTCAAGCCGCCTTCTGTTGACGAAGTAAGGGCTTACTGCCGTGAACGCAAAAACATGGTTGATGCTGAAAAGTTTATTGACTACTACACATCAAACGGCTGGAAGGTGGGCAAAAACAGCATGAAGGATTGGAAAGCGGCTGTTAGGACTTGGGAGAGAAATGGCTACAGCAACGCAACGCCGAAGGAGGATGTCAATTGGGCGTAAGAACGAACTACGAAGCCGAGCAGGCCGTCATCGGCGCGATGCTCCAAGACCCGCGTGCTGTAAAAAAAGCGCAACGCCTGACCGCTGGTGATTTCGACCACCCCAAGATGCGCGAGCTGTTTGAGGTCATCATGCGGCTCGTCGCAGAAAAGCGGGTGGTTGACCTGGTGACCGTGGGCGACCAGTGCCCCGATGACGCAGGGCTGATGATTACCGCCATCCAGGCCGTGCCTACTACGGTAAACGTGGATGCCTATATCGACATGGTTTTGGATTACAGTACCAGACGCAAAACCCAGAAAGTGGCCGAAGCGCTTTACCGCGATATGAGCGACCTCATGACCGACACGGCGGCGGCGATTATGGGCGCGAAGCAAGCGCTGATGGACATGGGCACATCCCGGATGCATGATTGGATTACAAGCAATGACATTGCCATTGATACGCTCAACTGGCTCGAACAGTCCAAGGACGCGGGCGTTGTGCAGAGCGGCGTCATTGACCTGGACAACGTGATTGGTGGGTTCTATCCCGGCGAGATGACAGTGATTGGTGCCCGACCCGGCACCGGCAAGACCGTGATGGGGATGCTGATTTCGCTTTCGGCAGCAAGGCACGGACAAAAGGCGGGCATCGCCAACCGTGAGATGCTGGCCACGCAGTACGGCCAGCGGCTCATTAGCCACATCAGCGGCGTGGATGGCATGAAATTACGCAGGCGCGAACTCGACCCTGACGACTGGCGCAGCGTCAACGAGGCGGCTAACGAACTGTCGCTGATGAACACGGTTTATCAATTCACGGCGGGCAACGTCGAGGATTTGGTGTCGGTTGTGCATGATTCGGATATCGACCTGCTTGTGGTGGACTACCTGCAACTGTTTCGGACGAGGAAGAAATTAGACAGCGAGCGCCTGATTATCGGGCACATCAGCCGCCAGCTAAAAGAATTAGCGACCGACAAGAAAATCCCTGTAGTTGTTATGTCCCAACTGCGCAGACCAGAGCAAGGTGTGCAGAAAATGCCCACGATGCACGATTTGCGGGAAGCGGGCAACATAGAGGCTGATGCGGATGGTATCATCCTGCTGCACGAACCGCAAAGCGCTAATGACACTTATGTCCACCCAAAGGACAAGGCGTCATTCGACGATTGGAAAGAGCGTGGCTTGCGCTATATCGCGGCGAAAATCGAGAAACAGCGAAACGGCGCTTTGGGAACGGTGGCCGTGTTGTTTGAGCCGAGCAAGATGCGCTACTTAGGGATTGAGAGGGAAACATGAGACACATCAGTGATGGAGGCAGGACAATGAAAATTAGTTATCAATGCAGTAATTGCGGCGCACATGAACAGACATCCGCTGGGGTTGGAATTCCTGAAGGTATGTTTTACCTTGGTTATCGCGCTCACGGTGATGTGTTGTATTGCCCGGATTGCGTCGAAACATGGAAAGAACGCAACGGTGCAGAGTATGACGAACAGTATAAAGACGCGCAGCATTTGTTCTCCGTGTGGTGGAACCGGCAGGTGCAGATGCAGATAACGGACAAGAGCAAAATCAGGACATATAGCCGTAACTATGTTGGCGATTTTGTGGAGGCAGAAGCATGACCGAAAATCAAGAACAGGCCGCCCTGTTTGAATGGGCGAAACTGTCAGAGTGGAAGCACCCGGAACTGAAACTGTTACACGCCATTCCGAATGGTGGTCTAAGGGACGCGCGCACGGCGGCGGTACTGCAACGCACAGGGGTGAAACCGGGGGTGCCGGACATTTGCTTGCCAGTCCCAAAGGGCGGCTACGGTGCGCTCTATATCGAACTGAAAAGGTTGCAGGGCGGGGCGGTGAGTGCGAACCAGCGCGTGTGGATTAACAGGCTGAACGCGAACGGTAACAAGGCCGTGGTGTGCAAGGGCTGGGTAGCGGCAAAGAACGAAATCGAAAAGTATTTGGAGGGAAATGACCATGTGGGCAATGACAAGCAGAGATAAAGCCGAGTTGGACGCATACCGAGCTTCCGGCCTAACGCCGGAACAAGTAATGCAGTTAGCATCACAGGCAAATGGTGACATGGCACCAATCCCGTTTGCTGACCATGTGGTGGAGTATGACGGCGAGTGGTACGGGATAACCGGCATTCCCGGCCTGCTGGAGGAATCCGAATGAGTTCCCCTTGCCATGGCTGCCGGAACCGGCGCGAGAATTGCCACAGCATGTGCCAGCGATACCGCGAGTACAAAACCGAAATTGACATCCGTAGGGGCACATTGCAGGCCCGTAGCGTCGGTCAAATCACTATGGCAGAGTATGGCCGCAGGTGGCGGAATACCAGCGAACGGCAGCGCCGGAAGCGCGCGGAAGGGTGGTTTGCAGAATGACACCGTTTTTCAAGACCACACGGCACGATTACTGCATCGACGGCGTGTTTGTCCGGTTGGTCAACTGCCCCATCAAGGGCGACCACAGGCAGCTTGCGCCAACTGCCGAAGCGTGGAAAGGCTACGCAATGCGGCGGTGGGGAAAAGACGTTGTGGACCTGACCGTGACATGGGATGAGCACGGGCGAGTAAGCCATCAGGTGGAATACAACGACAGGAGGAAACAAAAAGGCTGATGTCGGAACTGGCGAAGGAGAGGAGAAAAAATGGGGCGCGTGGTTGATTTGTTTGGCGTTGAGCACGCGACCGACAGTCCCGGCAGCCATTTTCTGTGGATGGACTGCATGGATGGCATGGCGCAGTTCCCAGACAAGTTCTTTGAACTGGCGATAGTTGACCCGCCGTATGGGATAGGTGTTGACGGGCAAAAAGAAAACCTGAACAACAAAAACCCGAAACACAATCGGAAATTGCATGAGCGAAAAGAATGGGATAGCGCAATACCTACCGCATCATTTTTTGAAGAACTTGAGAGGGTTTCGGAAAATCAAATCATCTGGGGCGGGAACTACTTTGTGCCGCACCTTACACACGGAACAAAAGGATGGATTGTGTGGGATAAGGGGCAACGCGGATTGACAATGAGCGACTGTGAACTTGCCTATTCATCATTTAATGTGCCGACAAGGGTATTCACGAAAAACCGCGTTGCGTTGCTTCAAGAAGGCACAATCCACCCCACCCAAAAGCCCATCGCCCTGTACAAATGGCTCCTATCCAACTACGCCAAGCCCGGCGACAAGATACTGGACACGCATGTCGGGAGCGCATCAAGCCTGATTGCCTGCCACCAAATGGGCTTTGAATACTGGGGGTTTGAACTCGACCCGGACTACTTCAAGGCGGCAACAGAACGGCTCAACGAGGCCAAGGCACAGGTGAGCATGACAGAACTGATGAAGCCGCCTCAAATCGAACAAATCAAAATTGTGTGAAAGGAAACGATATGAGCGAAATCAAAACACCGTGTGGAAAGGTTGCCGCACGGACGGAAATCGGCGGGAATTGCCCGCAAAACGGAAATCGGGAGGTGGAAGGATGAATAACATCGCGGACGATTTGAGCAACGCATACAGTGACGGACTAAGAGATGGCGCACCAAAATGGATTAAGACTGCGGACAGGTTGCCGGAACGGATGGAACTACTGCCATGTTCTGTTCGGGTGCTGATTAACTCTTTTATGGGGGTTGTAACGGCACAGTATGACTTTGAAGATGGCGTTTGGCTTGATTTCTTTATTCATAAACACTCCCCATTTAGCAGGCCGAATTATTACGACAAGTCAATGGGGGTTACCCATTGGATGCCCCTGCCGAAACTGCCGGAGGTGGAGGGATGACAATTCGCATCGTGCCATACAAAGAGGCGAGGCTTGACCATTTCAAAGCGGTGAGAGAGAAACGAAAGAAAACGCTGCACTGGTGGAAGTACCAGAAACCGGGGAAACAGTATGACCTGCAAACGATACAAGAGATGTGCTCAGAGGTGGGGCGCGAAATCAGTTACTTGGATGATGTGATTGAAATGCTTGAAAAGATGGAGGTGGAATAATGGCATTTGAGTTTGCGGAGGACTGCGTTCACCTGAAAGCCTGCCGGAGGGCAAGAAAACTGGCATTAAAGAAGGGCATCGCAGGCGGTCACTTGACGCTGAATTGCAACAGCGAGACCTGCACAGCGTATGTGAGCGGGAACGACACCGC